TCGACAAGCTATTAGTAATTATAATGATAGTGATTTGCAAAACTTTGATGTTGTGTTTAGACATTCAAAACTTTCTAGGTTGATTGATGCTTCTGATGGTTCCATACTATCTAACACAACAAGAATTACTCTTAATAAAATATTGACACCAGTATTAAATACTGTTACACAATACGTTATTGATTTTAACAATCCATTATATAATCCGCACACTGGACATAATAGTGCTATGGGTGGTATTACTTCATCCACAGGATTTACTATTTCTACAAACACAAACACATTATTTTTAGATGATGATGGTATTGGTAATATTAGAACTTACTATTTGGTTGGTGGTACTACTAGAAACTATGTTGACAGTACAGCGGGAACAATTGATTATGCAACAGGTAAGATTGTTCTTACTGACTTAACTATTACTTCAGTTGTAGGAAGTTCAATTTCAATTGACATACTTCCTGCTTCTAATGATATTGTATCTGTGAGAAATCAATTACTTGAAATTGATATGGGAAATACATCAGTTGATGGCACTGTTGATATTATTGTATCTGGCGGTTCTTCTGCTGGTACAGGATATACTACAACACAGAATACATACTAGCAAGGTTTTATAAATGACTAGTCCAACTTTAAAGAATAAAGTATCACCGCACATACAAGATCAACTGCCTGGATTTATCAAGGCAGATCATCCTGTATTCTCTTTATTCCTAAAATACTATTATGAGTTTTTAGAAGCTGGTGAACTGGTAGTATCTGGTTCTAATGATTATGTTGTAGAAGAGACAATATCTAAAAATTATATTCTGGATGAAACAGAATTAAAAGTTGTTTTAGAATCATCTGCTGGTAAGTTTGTTGCTGGCGAAACTATTATCGGTTCTAAATCTAAAGCGACTGCAAGAGTTCTTGTTGATGACTTTGATGCAAACAACAGACTATTCATTACATCCCAACAAAGATTTGAAACTGGAGAGACGGTAACAGGTTCTACTTCTGGTGCAACAACAACCGTAGTATCCTATCGTGCAAACCCTGTACAAAACATTCAACAACTCTTAGAATATGCAGATGTTGATAATACAGTTTATAGTTTTCTTGATAAGTTTAGAGACTCACTTATGGAGTCCATTCCAAATACTCTTGCTGAGGGTACAGAGAAAAGAAAACTTATCAAGAGTATTAAAGACTTATACGCAGCTAAAGGTACTGCTGACGCCCACAAATTATTCTTTAGAATTCTTTTCAATGAAGAACCAGAAATAATTTACCCAAGAGATAATCTATTACGTTCATCTGATGGTGAGTGGTCTACTGATAAAGTTATTCGTATAACGGAAACTGGTAACTCAGATTTCACAACTGCTATTGGTGAATTTATAACAGGTTCGACTTCTGGCGCAACCGCTATTCTTATAACTGTTATTAAGTTTAGAGAAGGCGCTACTGATATTGCTGAACTTAGCCTTGACGAAAACTCTATCGTTGGAACATTTGTTGAAGGAGAGATAATAACTTCAATCGACACTGCAAGAGATTTAGAAATTGCTGGTGTAGTAAAAGGTATTGTTACTGGACAGAATGTTACTAATAGAGGTTCTTATTATAGTATAGGTGACACTGTTACTATTGGTGCTGGTGGAAATAATGCTGCTACTGCAAGAATTGAATCTATATCGCCAGGTTCAGTAAATGAAATTTTAATTGAGGATGGTGGTACAGGATATACTATAGGTGATAATCTTGTATTCAATCTAACTGGAACAGAAGGTGCAAGTCTTACTGCAAAGGTTGCTGTAGTTGGTGGTGGAATTAGTTTAGAACCAAATACATCTCCAGACTCAATTGTCACTGAAGACAATCAAAATCTGTTAACAATTCAAAATGATAATTTTGAAATGGAAGACGCTACACTTGGAAACTCTTATCTTGCAAACGAAGATGGCGATAATATTGTATTAGAAGATAGTAGTTTTCTATTAACTGAAAAGTCTGCTTTAGAGTATGCACTAGAAGAAGGTACTACACAAGACCTTACTGGTGATATCATCATGGAAGATGGTAGACAACTTCTAAGAGAAGATGCAGATATTTTCTTTGCATCTCTTGAACAATCTGTAGGTGAATTGGACAATCTTGTATTAGAAGATGGTACTCAAATTATTTTAGAACCACAGACGTTTGTAGACTTGGGTGTTTCAGCTGAAGTTGGACAAATTACAAAGATTGCAATTACTAATAGTGGTAATGGATTCTTAAAGACTCCTACTGTTACGGTTGACTCTTCTAGTGGTAGTGGTGCAGAACTATATGCATGTTCTACTGTAGCTCCTAAGATTGGTGCAGTTGGTGATGTTTCAATAACAAACTTTGGTTTGAATTATACTTCAATTCCTACATCTCAATTCAATAGAAACTTTATTATTAAAGATTTTACTGGAACATTTTCTGCTGGTGATACTTTAACAAGTCATAATGGCACAATCGTAAATTTTGATACAACTAGAAACTTATTGAAAGTAAATACTGGCGTATCTTTAGATGAGGGTGATATTATAACTACAATCACCGGCGCTACTTGTACTATTGTACAAAGTGATTTTGCAACCAGTGTAGTTGAGATTGGAACAGTTGGTACTACGGTTGGTGACTTCCAATCTGAAAGAGGTAAGGTATCTGTTGAAAGTATGAAAGTTCAAGATAGTTTCTACTATCAAGATTACTCATATGTTGTTCGTGTTGGTGAGTCCATCAACCAATGGAGAGATTCTATTCGCCGTTCAGTCCACCCAGCTGGTTGGAATGTGTTTGGTGAAGTATCTTTTGCATCTCAAGTATCTGCAACAATTCAAGTCCCTGCTGCTGGTTCAATTGGTGACTTTACTGGTGATGATACATTCTCTCCAGAACTTGCATCTACATTCACGAACTTGTTTACTACAATCTTCGGAAGACGTTTGGGTACTGTAACAAACGCATCATTAGTCTCTGCTCCTGTAACTGGATATGCAGAACTATCTGATTTACCAGACGGAAGAGATGTTACATTAACATCTGATGTTTCTGTTAGAATGAATATTAATAGGGGCGCAAGATTCCTTGCAGGCCCAACAATGGAAAATGTGGCACACTATGCATTCTCTGTTCATCCTACAGGTTCAAATGCAGTTATACCAAATCATCGTGATCCAAGTGGTAGAATGGCAACAACAGGTTCAAATAAATCTCGTGACCAGTATACTCTTGCACAAATTGGATACATAGGAATTCGGGAACTGTGTCTTGCAGACGGAACGATTCCTGCTTCTGCATTCACTAAACGAATCAACTTTATGCCTCCGTCTGAGATATATATCAGTAGAGGCGGTTTATATAATACTTTTGATAATGACTTTGTTTCGTTTGATGATGGAATTCAAAGATTTGATGAATCAGTCTTTGGTATTGGAGACTTTGATAGTACAACAACTAAATTTGATTCTTCCTCTCAGTCTTTCGATAAGGCTGATGAACAGACTGATACTGAAGGCAGATACGCAACTTCATTTGATGAAGGTGGTGTGTCATTTGATTCTTCGGCAACTAAATTTGATACTGCATCAGGATTAGAACAAGATTATGAAGTAAAAACTTTCGATGAGAGTGATGATACATTTGATGTTTCAACAAACTCATTCGATGCAACTAATAACCAAACAGGCGGGTTCTCATTGTTTTCTACATTAGAAAGTACATTTGATAATTCGTCAGAAACTTATGATACTCAGTAGATTAAGTCGTATAAATAACTATAGTAATTAACTAGGAGAAACCCAAAATGGCATATCAAGCACTAGGGCGTGGAACTTCTGCAAATGACGGAACAGGTGATGACCTTCGTACTGGAGCAGGCAAACTGAACGCCAATTTCGTAGAAGTATACACCAAGCTCGGTGATGGTTCTACTCTTACAGCAGATACAGTAACACTGAATGCTGCAACTCAAACCTTAACAAACAAGTCTTTGACTTCACCAACCATTACTGGTACAGGCGCAATCGCTGGTACATTTACAGGTAATATTACTGGTAACGTAACAGGAGATGTGACAGGTAGCGTCACAGGTAACGTAACTGGAAATCTTACTGGCGATGTTACTGGAAATCTTACTGGCGATGTTACTGGAGGCGTAACTGGAAATTTAATTGGTAATGCTTCTACAGCATCTGGTAATTTTCAGATTACACCAGCAACCAATATCGTTGAAGTTCGTGGTGATGGTTCATCAGTTGAAGGACAGATTATTCTAAACTGTCATGCAAACTCACATGGACAAACTATTAAACCACAGCCTCATAGTGCTGCAGTAACAAATACAATGTTGCTTCCAGATGGTGCAAACTCTACATTGGTTTCAGAAGTTGCAACACAAACACTTACCAATAAGACACTAACATCTGCAACACTAACAGGATTGTTCGGTTCAGTCCAAACTTTGTCTGGTGCTGGTGCAGTCAATTTAACTGACACGGTTACTGAAATTACTTCAACTGGTGCTGACGCACTAACACTTGCTAACGGAACAGTTGGACAAGTTAAGGTAATTACAATGATTGTTGATGGTGGAGATGCAACACTTACACCAACTACATTCGCTGGTGGTTCAACCATTACATTCAATGATGCTGGTGATAGTGTTATTCTTGTATATAACACTACAGTTGGATGGGTTGCAGTAGCAAACCAAGGCGCAACTGTTGCTTAATAAAGGATAAAAAATAATGGCAATTGATACAATTAAATCCACAGCGGTACTTGACGGTGCAATTGCCACTGCTGATATTGCTGATGATGCAGTAACAGAAGACAAACTTGCTAACGCAATCAATACATCTATTGCTGCAAAGTCTCCAACTGCTAGTCCTACATTTTCAGGCAACGTGGGTATTGATGTTACAGACAAAGCAGATGCTAGATTAGTCATTAGAAGTACTGGTGTAGATGGTACTTATCAACCTATAGTGTCATTTCAGTATAGTGGTAATTCTAATGAGCATAATAGTATAGGTAGTGCTGTCTCATCAAATGCAGCACTATCAGGAATAAACTTCAAAATTTCTGATGGTGGCGGTGCTGCAACTCAAACAGAAGTAGCTAGAATTACAAGAAATGGCATAACTTTTAATGGAGATTCTGCATCAGAAAACGCCCTTAATGATTATGAAGAAGGCAGATTTGATATTCTTGTTGCAGATTCTAATAGTGGTTCTGAAACTTTGAGTATGCGTTATACAAAGATTGGACAAGTGGTACACGTTGAAGGCCCTAATCGGGGAGCGGCAGGGTCTAGCAATGGACAATATGCCTTATTATCAAACACTGCAAATTCACATATTAATATTACTTCTTCTCTTCCCTATGTTCCAATTGAATCTGGTTCTGCAATATCTCCAATTCATAGAAATCTTGAATTGCGAACAGATGGTTCAGCACCAAATGCATCGGCCAGCTGGTTGCCAATACTTGCTTGGGAGGCAGGAAGTGCAACACTGGTTCTTGCAGACACTAGAGGTGGATCAGCTAACGAACATGCATATTGGGGTGGGGCAAACGGACAAACTTTAAGAAAAGCAGATACTAGAACAAATGTAGTTTTTGGATTTAATTTTTCATACAGAACTGCTAGTTAAAGCACAGACTAAATAGTATTATAAGATTATAGGAAAAAACAATGGCAGCAATTATTACTGAACATTTCAGGCAACACAATGCAGAACAATTCTTTGAATCGTTCTCTGAGGCAGCGCCAACAACATATTACCTCTTTATTGGTAAGAGTACACCATTCACACTATCAACTTCTGGTGGTTCGGATAACTCTCCACCAGTTCCAACTGATGATATCGTGACAGAACATTACAAATGGGATTCTATGCTTGCTGCCAAATTAATCTCATCATCTGATGTTTCATACGTTATCCCAAGAAGAAATTGGGCAAACAATACAATTTACGATATGTACGAACATGATATCAGTGCATCTAACACTACAACAAGTGGTGCAACAAACTTATATGCTGGCACATATTACTTTATGACTGCTGATTATAGAGTGTATAAAGTGCTTGACAATAATGGTGGAGTTGCGTATAGTGGTTCAGAACCTACGTCTGAAACT